GATTTGCCAGTGACGAACCCACCGGGGAATGAAATGGGTGGCTTAGCCGCTTGATAGATTGAATAGGAATGAATGCAGATGAGTGTAGAGACGCAAAGTGGTAACACGCAACGACGTGAAAACGAGGGTGGCAATGCACCGAACCCGGATAAAAATCAAGAGTTGGATCATTCGACACCTGAATCACTACCGAATCGGCGCGAGGCAAGAGACGAGCGCGAAGGAAATCGAGACGACTTTGAAGTTAAACGACAGGCGCGTGAGACCGCGAGAAAGGAGGAGGCGCAACACTTAGGGTATGTGGCCGAGGAAGACTGGCAGGGTAAATCTCACGCTTGGCAAGACAGGGATACTTTTCTAGCCACGCAACCGCTAAAGAAAAGGATCGTCGACATGAATCAAACGATTCTCAGTCGGGATTCTCAGATCAACCAAATTTCTCAGCAAAATGACAAGCTGGTGCAGCATGTGGCCGAGCAACAATTGGCGGCTTTAAAGTCTTCTCGCAAAGTGGCAGTGGAAGAAGAGGACACGGACAAAGCGGAAGAAATTACCGATCAGATTGCTGACATGAAAGCGGAACAAAAAGCCCAGCAAGCCCAAGCGCAACAAGCCCCGCCGCCGGTCAGAAATGAGCGGATAGAGCAGTTTCAAAAGCAAAATACTTGGTTTAATCAGGACACGGAAATGACGGCGTTTGCCGAGAGTTACGCGCAAGCCTTGGGTAAGAAGCGGGGCTATTGGGAAGACTCGATCATTGATGAGACAGAAGCGGCGGTGAAACGGGCTTACCCGCAAAAGTTTACCAATCAACGTCGGCAACAAGCTTCCCCAGTGGAAGGGGGCAGTAATAATCAATCTTCTACCCGAGAAGCCGCTTCTAATCGGTCTCGTTTCACCGCCAGGGATTTAGACGATGATGCTTATAAGACGATGCAAAAGTTAGTCAAGCAAGGCACTTTGACAGAAAAGCAATATATCGAACAGTTAGACAACGTAGGATATTTTAGCGCATGAATGAGAACACCGAAGCAACTGAACCAGACCTACCCCCCACGGCCACACCGAGTAAGAAAACGGTAGTGAAACGCCAGCGGGTAAGACCGATGATTGGCCGACAGCGCGACGTGATGCCCACGGTGAAGTTGCCTAAAGGCTATACGGGCCGCTGGTTCAATGATGTCAATGATCGCATTTACCAACAAACTCGCCACGGCTGGGATTTTTTGGCCGTGAGTGGGGAGGTAAAACAGGGGGATCAGGGCGTGAAAAATGCTAAGCAATCGGGCGAGTTGTATCGTAAGAATGTGGGCGGTGGGGTGGAAGCTTTTCTGATGGTGATCAAGAAAGAATGGTATGCCGAAGATCGAAAAGCTTATCACGACACTGTGAAGTTATCGAAGATGAATATAGACAAAGAAGCCAAGAACACACCTGGCGTCTACGGCGGTATCAAGGTCACCGAGAAAATGGGGACTTGATACCCAACCACCATTTAATTTTTTAAAGGAATGAATCATGGCACCACCAATTGATCGACCCAATGGCCTACGTCCTGTGTCAACCATCAACGGTTCGGCGTGGATTGGTATGGTCTACCCCTACACGGTAGATGTACTCAATGCCGCCGCCATTTTTAAAGGTTCCCCCGTGACACTGGAGGCGGATGGTAATGTCGCTGCCAGTGCAGCGGGTGATATTATTTTAGGGGTTGTCGTCTCGGTACAGATTGACGAAACGATGTCGCAAACTTTGCAGCCAGATTTCCTACTCGCGTTCACAGTGGGGACAGTGATGGTGGCCGTGGGGCCGGATATTCTCTATGAAGCGCAAGAGGACGGCGTGGTATCTACCTTGGCTTTATCTGATATCGGCGGCAACTTGGATATTGTGGTGGCAGCAGGCAGTACGTTAACGGGTCTGGCGGCAGTGGAGTTAGACAGCGATACCCTAACCGTGGCCGGTTCTGCCCAATTCCGCTTAGTGAGTCACCCAGAAACCCCCGAAAATGATGTCGGCAATGTCGGCACCCGGTGGCGGGTTCGCTTGAACAGTGGTGAGTCTCATCTTGGTTCGGTTAACGGTATTTAAGGAGCAATAAACTATGTCAACCGTATCAACAGGTACATTAGCGAAACGGCTTTTCCCCGGCGTCAACGCTTGGTATATGGAAGCCGTCGCAGACTTTGAAGAGCAGCATTCGTTGTTGTTTGATGTCAGCACGACCGAGCGTTATTCGTTTGAAGACATCGGCATTGTGGGTTCCGGTTTAATGCCGGTGAAACCCGAAGGCAGCCCCATTTCATTCGACACGATTAGCCAAGGCTTTATTGATCGCTACACGATGGTGGCTTATGCACTGGGCATCAACATCACGCACGAAATGGTGATGGATGATCTGTATGATTCCCAAGGCAAGCAGATGTCGAAATATTTGGGAAGATCCGGTCGTAAAACACGGGACATCGTGGGCACCAACATCTATAACGATGCGTTCAACGGTGCCGTGACTTATGGCGATGGGGTGGCTTTGATTTCAGCCGCTCATCCCCTGGAAACAGGCGGGACTTGGAGTAATCGTCCAGCGGCTTTTGCTGATTTAAGTGAAGCCACGCTAGAGCAAGCGGTGATTGACATCGGTGGCTTTCCTGATGGCAATGGCATCAACATGGAAGTGATTCCTACACAATTGATTGTGACGCGCAGTGATCAATTTAATGCGCATCGTATCTTGTTCTCGGACTTGCGCAGTGGTTCCGCTAACCATGATACCAATGCGATTAAAGACATGAACCTGTTTAAAAACGGGTTCACCGTGGGCCGTCATTTGTCCGATGCCAATGCCTGGTTTGTGCGTACCGATGTCGAGGAAGGCATGAAGTACGTGGAGCGTGAAGCGGAAAAACTGTTCATTGATAATGAGTTCACCACCATGAATGCCCAATACATGGCGTACTCTCGTTATGCGTTCGGTGCTTCAAACAAGCGTGGCATCTACGGTAATTCTGGCACTTAATCCTCTTTTTTTCATGAAATAATTAACTGGGGTGAGTTAACCACTGGCCCCAGTCAAGGGAGGAAAAATGGCCATTATTTACGTCGATTCGAATGCAGCGGGATTGAACGACGGCACCAGTTTTGTGAATGCTTTCACCACACTGAATGCCGCTTCTGCGGTTTTTGTGGCGAATGATGAATGTTACATGGCACACAATCACAGTGAAGTGAGTGCCGTGACATTGAGTATTACGTTGGGCAATACTTCTTTGGCTGACTTGATGAAAATCACACGGGTCAACAGTAGTACTGAGCTTTACAGTCCGACCAATGGATCAGATACCAATGCTTTTGATATCACAGGGGCTAATTCTGATTTAGAACTTCGAGGGGCGATGAGCTGGACGGGGGTTAAATTTAACGTTGAAGATGACATTAAATTTAATTTTGGGGGGAACAATCAATTTACGGATTGTCACTTTACGTTGTTTGGTTCCTCTGGTCGTTTTTTGTTGGATGATGAAATTGCTTTTTCTCGATTCCTTAATTGCACTTTTGATTTTACCCATGCATCCGGTTCGTTTATTCAGTTAGATGCCTCTCCACAACTGATCGGCTGTACTTTTTTGGGCAATGTAGTGTCGGCAGGACTGTTCCAAAGAAATGCGGCAGGAAGAAACATTGATATGGTTTGTCAGGGTTGTGATTTTTCTCAATTAACCCATTTGTCTAATGGCCCATTAATTGGGTTTGCGGGGGCAGCGTCTAGAAAATTTAAAGTGAAATTGGTCAATTGTCGCATGAAAACCGCTGTGCCAGTGGGAGATGCGATGACGAATGATGATCAAAGCTATGCTTTGGAGGCCAGTGATGATGGCAGTAATAATGATTACAATGAGAAAACTACTTATCGTGGCACTTGGTCAACCAACAAATTAACTTACTACTTAGCCACGGATGCCTACACCGATAGTGATACGGCCACACCATTAAGCCATGAGTTGGTGCCTGTTGCCGAGGTAGGGATAGCGAGTGGGTTGTTGGGCGATAAATTTTTAGCTCGATTAGATACCCTCGGAGCAGCGACGTTGACAGTACAGGGCTTGGAGAATTTCACCACGGCTTTGACTCAACGGGATTGTTTTCTGTTGGTGTCGTATTTGGGGAATGGTACGACGACGCAGCATCAAGTGGATTCGCAGCAAGAAACGGCTAAACCCACTTATACAGCCCTAGCTGCTGGGTCAGGATTGGGTAATTGGAATGCGCCTCCTGGCAGTTCACGGTCTATTCAGTTAACGGCAGCCATCACAAATACCAAGATTGGGCTGTACTCGGTACAAGTCGTGTTGCATCAATACGAGTTGGGTCGAAGCTTGTTGGTGAACCCTGTGGTTACGGTGACATAAATGGCAAAGCAATATCGAGTACCAGGATTAGGGACATTCAATGATGCCACGGAGTTAAGCAGTCAGCGGTGGGGAGAGGTAGGTACGTTTGCACGGGCGGGGTCGGTCGCAGTGTCTCCCCTCAAACCCAATTTCAATATCAATCGTTACCGAATACCCCACACCGGCACCCTGAATGCGATAGGGATAGACGCGAGTTATCGTGTTCCCGAATCAGGCACCCATTTCACTTTTAGTGAGGCCACTTTAGCACGAAGCAGTGTGAGTACTCATTCTAATATTTATCGGCGTCGGCGTCGCTTAAGGAGATAATCCAATGTCAGTGATTTTACTCAATGCAGTGACCGCCACGGGGGTGGGTCAAAGCTTTCAAAATAATAATGGGTTTGTGTCCCACACCGTGCAAGTCATGGTGACTGGATCACCGACCGTGGTGGTGGTGGATTTAGAAGGCTCCCTCAATGGGGTGACTTGGTTTCAGTTACAACAATATACGTTTGATGCGGCAGACATCACTGCACAAGCGGCCTTATTTCACCAAAATGATAAATTGGTGGATTATGTACGATTAAATTTAATCACTTTGACAGGTGGCACGGCCCCGACCGTGGTGGGATTGTGGACGGGATTTTAAGATGCGTAATCGCAATTTAGCATCGATCAAGCGTTATCAGCCAGGGGATTATTTAGCGGTCTGTGATGTGTGTGGCTTCACGTTTTATGCGAGCCAATTGTCGCTCACTTACCGCAACACCCGTGCTTGTGAGCGTTGTTTTGAGGTGCGTAATCCGCAAGAGTTTTTAGTGCGCCAACCCAGCGGCATTAGACCGCCCTGGACGCGGCCCAAAGCCTTGGTGGATGATAACGCGGGAGTGATCCCTTACCAGTTCGCAGGCTTAGGCATGTTTTTAGAAATCGGTGGGACTCAGGGGTTTAATATTCCAGGGTTTGGTATTTTTACAGGAGTGGATTAATGGCCATTATTTATGCCTACTCTGGCGCAGTGGGGGCCAATGCTGGCACGAGTTGGGCCGATGCTTATACGTCAGCCGCGACCGCTTACAATGCTTGGACGGTGGGGGATGAAGTCTGGGTGGCGGATGATCATACCGAGTCAGTCACAGGGACTCACAATATTGGGGCAACCAATAGCAGCATCAATAATAACATTGTGATTTATCGCATGAACCGAGCGACAAATACTTATAGTCCGACCACGGGTTCAGATACTAGACAATATAACTTAACCAGTTCAGGGGCTGACCTACGATTTTCTGATGGCTCACTTGATTTATATGGTTTGATGGCAGGGTTTTTCTTTGCAGCCTTTGATAATATTTCACTGCGTTATAGTAACTGCCATCAGAATATGATTGATTGTTATTTTGAATTAAATGATAGCGGTTCTCGGTTTGAACTGGGTAATGCAGGATCACAAATTGGTAGTACCTACACCACATTTTTACGTTGTACTTTTGACTGGACAGTCTCAGGTGGTCAGCTAAGACAAGAAGGCAATGTTATTAGGATGACAGATTGCGTTTTCAAAGGAAGTGCTGATCCTAACGGATTATTCCGTGTGGCGGATGAACAAGATACGCAGGTTTATATTGTGGGTGGTGATTTCTCTCAAATGACTTCGATGCCTGTTTTAGTGAATGTGGATGATGGTGATCCAGAGACCAGTAGCGTCTGGCATTTTATCGCCTGTAAATTGCCAGCAGGACAGGTGATTCATACTGACGAATTTGCTTCAGATGGTTGTTTTATTTACCTCCACAATAGCAGTGATGGGAATAAAACTTACGTCTCGGCTCGCTATGGATTGCGAGGGGATGTGGAGATTGATCTCACCACGTTCTATAACGGGGCGAATCATTATATCGACATTGATGGGGCTAGGTCGCTGTCTCATAAGATGACGATTAAAGCCAACACAACCTTGGCGAATGGGTTGGCGTCACTGGAAATATACGGTCGGTTTGCTGGCACCGGGGCCAAAACACTAAGCCTGGAAATACTAGAAAACTTTACTACAGCACTGACCAAGCGTGAGTGTTGGCTTGAAGTGATGTATCTAGGTGAGTTAGATTCCACTCGCTGGATCAGTGCCGAAGACCGAGAAATGGCTGGACTCACTTTCACCGATTTATCGGCGGGGGCAGGGATTTTGAAATGGTTAATCCCTCCCGTGGGGGCAAGGTCGGTCAAAGTCTCAACCACGATTAACGTCGTCAAAGCCGGATCATACCGAGCGGTATTGCATGTCGCTAAGTACGAAGCCGGTAAACAAGTTAACTACAACCCGAAAATCGATATTACTTAAGGAGATTTAGCCATGCCAAGACACAGTAAAACACCGAAGCGAAATCCAGGCACTCCCATTCAATTTCAACCCAGTAAAAAGAAGGTGAAGAAAAAGCCAAAACCGCCAAAGAAAAATCTCATGAGAGGGGAGTCATCATGATAAAACCGACCGTGGGCAGGCTGGTGTTGTATCGTCATCCTAGCACTAAAAACATCAATAATATCAATCAGACGATGCATCCCAGTGTGGTGTGTTATGTCCATGATGAGGGCAAGATTAATTTGTCAGTCTTGGGTTCGGAGGGCCAGCAATACGCACAAGAAGCCGTGACGTTGTTTCAAGGGGAGGCAAAAGATTGTCCACCAGGGCAGTGTTGCTGGATGGATTATCAACGCAAAGTCACCACCTCACAGAAGGAGTCATAACCATGCCGATGCATCCCAGTCAGCCGATTAAAGCGGCTAAAGCCCCAAAAACACCGATTGGTAAACCGCCGAAAACGATGGGGCAGAAAAAGGTACTCATGCACATTGGGGCGAAATCAAAAGGGAAGATAGGAGAATAAAGCATGGCCACGAGTGGCGTTACCACTTATCAGTTAACCCGCGACGACATGATCAAGAGTGCATTGAAGTTGACGGGGGTGCATACGATTGGATCTACCCTATCGTCTGAAATGCTCAATGATGCGATCATTTCATTAAACTTAATTTTAAAATCCTTAGATGCGATCCCCAACATTAAATGGTTTTCGGTGGGATCAAGCACCGCCATTGCGATGACGGGGGCCACTAGCTACCCGGTACCGATCACCCATGCTTGGCTGGATCATGTGGAACACATCAATGGCACCACGATACATCAGTTAATTGAACTGAGCATCAGAGAGTGGCGCAATATTCGTAATAAGGCATTAGCGGGGAATGCGAAGTATTATTTCATTGAGGCGAACATTAATACCGCCAGTCGCCAAGTGTTTTTGCACCCCATTCCAGCGGCGGGTTCGATTAATTATTGGCCTCGGCGTCGCATCGAAATCATGACGGCCACAGCGGACAATTTTGATTTGCCCGAAGAGTTGCAGGGCTTGATTCGTTTTTGGTTAGCGTATGTGTCGTCAGTTTATTACAAGGTGCCCCCTGATCGAGTCGCACAAATTCAGCAGTTATTTACCACCGAGTTAAACTTAATTCTACCCGAACAAGCCTCACTCATATCACGCTCGTTAAGTGGGTCACCCACCATACATGAGAAGCGTGAAGGTTCAGCAGGGGGTGCGCAATGAGCAGCTTTATTAATGATGTGGGCACGTTATCAGGGTCTACCGATTTTCAGATTAGTGCCAGTTACGTGATTGTGCAATCGTTGAAACTGATCAATCAACTCGATCCCAAAGATGATTACCCCACACCCGCACAGGCCAGTGATGGGCTGATCACTTTGAATCTATTGCTCAAGCACATGGAGGGGCAAGGGCTGCAAACGTGGTTGCGTAGTCAGCAGTCCGTCCCGCTGGTCAATGGCAAACGGAACTATACACTTGGCCCTACGGGTGATGTGGTGATCCCACGGCCCATTAAGGTACTCGAAGCTTTCTCACGCATTACGGCGAGTAGTACCGATGTGATGTTGGTACGCACCAGTGAAAAAACTTATTACGATATTTCTGACAAAGGCACGGCGGGAGTGCCGACACAATTTACTTATTTTAATACGTTGACGGATACCTCGATCACCGTGTGGCCGGTGCCGGATGCGACCGTGGCCAGTACTTACACCGTGGAACTGATTTACGCCAAACCGTTTGATGACATTGATGTGATGAATCAGACGCTAGAAGTGTTGCCGGGTATGTTGGATGCCGTGATTTATCAGTTGGCCGTGCGGTTAGCACCGAAGTATAAGTTGCCTCTGGATGAACGGGCGGTATTGATTCAAGAAGCGGCTTTGATTCTAGATCAGTCGAATCAAGCGGCTAAAGAGGAAGGGAGTATTTTGGTGCAG